AAGCACAACTAAACAAAGAACAGTTAGAGCTTGTTAAGAAATTCGGCGTTGACGTTGCTTTGTATACACATGACACGTTAGCCGCTGCTGACAGACTTGTGAACTGTTTGGGGTATAGTGATTACAACCCCAACATGTTACTGATGGACGTAGAGCAGCTTAGGGAAAGCCAACGAGCGTTGGGCGTGGTGTATGCAGACGACGAGTCATTAGATTACTGGGAAGAAAAAGCAAAGAGGGATATAGCTAAAGTAGGTGAGTTTTAATAAGATCAAATGGGAGTTATATATATTATGAACAACGTAACTATGTTAGATTACCCAGAGCTGGACGCAGAACTAAAGTTATATCAGGTCGGAATGTATACTCACGAGGAATATGTTGACGTTTTGAACTATCACTTGTTTGAATGTGAAGAACAAAACCAAAAGACGGGAGTAATTCTAAGCGAGCTAGAGAGAGTTTTAGTATCTATCCAGTAGGGTAACTTAGGTTTGTAGCAGAACGGCCTTTAGGGAGCGTCTGAGGGCCATTAACAGCATAACACAAGGGGTAAACCACATGGAATTTCCAAGAGTAAAGATAAGTATTGCAAGTGAAATGTATAAAGCAAGGGAAGGTTTGCGAGATGGAAGCATAGGGTATAACGAATACAATAAACAACTTGAGGCGTTACTGTATGCGGCTAGGACGCAAAAGGATTATGATTATATTCTTAACGAGATAAAAGATTTAGAATATAAAATGATTACAGGGTATTGCTAATAGGGTTGAAACGTGATACAATAAATAATCTTTTAAGGAGTTATAAGTATATGAATAACAATAAATGTAGAGTAGAACAAGACCTAAACGATTACGAAAGAGAACAGGAGTTATTAGAACAGAATCCTATTCGTACCTGTATCGTTTGTGATGAACAAGTAACCGTTGACGAGATGCACTTTGAGGAAATATGTGAGTGTTGTGTAGACAATGGACGTATTATCGGTGGTTATATATTCATAGACGAGAATGAGAATTGTTACCATGTTTGATTGTGTACTAGTTACTGCTGGATTTCGACATAATAATATCTTATGTCGGAAACACTTCCCCAAATCGACATAAAGAATATCAATAATAGGAGTGAAGGGTAAATGTTTTCGAGAATGAAGGTAGAATATTTGGATCATATGGGTAGCGACCTATCAGTAGTCAACGCTGCCCGTGTTAGCTTTGAAAAGAAACAGTTAGAGAAGGGGCCAGAGGACGAGCGCCTCATCAATTACTTAGCAAGCCACCAGCACTGGACACCCTTTGCTCATACGTCCATTCAGCTGCGTATGAAAGCACCAGTACCTATTCGTACTCAATGCTTCAAGCACAAGAGTGGTTTTGTTGAGAATGAAGAGAGTAGGCGTTATATATCTTCTGGCCCTGAGTTCTATCTAGGCTCTACCTTTAGGGGTAAGCCAGTAGGTAGTGCAAAGCAAGGTAGTACTGGTGAGATGAAAGAGCAAGTGAGGTGGCACAATATATTTAAACGCCATTACAAATCGTGCCTAGCAGATTACACCTACGCTATTGATGAGGGCATGTGCCCAGAACAAGCTAGGTTTCTGTTACCACAAGGCGCAATGGTTAGCTGGGTATGGACTGGTAACGTAGCAAGCTTTGCTAGGTTTTATAATCAACGTACTGATCCTCACGCACAAAAAGAGATTCAAGAATTAGCTGAAGGTGTTGGTAAAATTATTGGTGATCTATTCCCTATTAGCTGGAGGGCTTTAACAAATGACTAACAAAATGACAGACTTAGAATACGAACAAATGATGGACGAGGCTGAGGGTTTGTGTGATGCTATACTTGAGTTGTTAGAGGAGCGTGGGCCATCTGCCATAGCAGCGGCCATAGCTTGCAGAGAATTGTCTAGCTACTTAGAGGATGAGTTCGGGTTTTCCCTGATAGAAGGTGAAGAAAAAGAAACAACTACATTGCATTAGAGGGGTGAGTTATTATGAGTGAATGTACAAAGTGTTGTTGTAGACAAAAAGCACAAGATGAACAGTGGGAACTTTACAAGGAAAAACTACAGGCCCGTGCGCAGGTGGTTGCTCAAGAGTTATATGCCTCCATGAAACAGTTGTATAATGATGGACGCTACGTTACAGTAGAGGGCAACAATGTGTGGATTGCCAGCGAGGAGGCATGGAATAGAGGAGACAAGGCCATTGACGCAGCGGATGACTTATGGCCTGAGTATATATTTGATGCCAGCAATGACTGGCCTCAGTTATCGAGTGAGTAGTTATGAAGTACAAAAACGACAGACCAAAGGGAGCTACCCTGTATAAGACTTCATGTGATGAATGTGGTAGCTCCGATGCAAATCAAGTGTACGGGTATGAGGGTGGGCAAACGGATAGCTATTGCTTTGCTTGCTCTACATACTTCCCAATGGATAAAACAAAAACAAGAACTTATCAAGAGCCGGAGCAGGTAATGACAAACAAGAACGTAAACGAACTACCAATACAATCAATACCTGATCGCGGCATCAATAAGCAGACTTGTGAATTGTATGGGGTGCGGGTAGCACTAAGCCAAGTAGATGGTAAGACCATCGAAGAACACTATTACCCTGACACTAAGCAAGGTAAGGTGACGGGGTGGGAAGTTAAGCACGTTGAAGATAAAAAGTTTCGTACAGTAGGTGATCGTAAAGGTGAAGTTGAATTATGGGGTACACCACTAGCCAAAAAGAATGGAGGTAAGAAGTTATTCATTACTGAAGGTCGCTTGGATGCAATGAGTTTGTATCAAGCTATCACTAGTAACACCCCTGAACGGTACAAACAGTATCTGCCCAGTGTAGTGTCAGTAACACGGGGTGCAACCAGTGCCGTTAAGGATATGATGGCTAATAGAGAGTTCCTTAGCCGATACGGTGAGATTATTCTGTGCTTCGACATGGATGATGCAGGACGTAAGGCCACTAAGGAAGTGTTACAATCTTTTCCTATGTGTAAGGTAGCCAAGTACGAACTAAAAGATGCTAACGAGATGGTGTTAGCCGGTAGAGAGCGTGAGCTGTACCAGAACTGTGTATGGGATTCAAACATCGAGCGACAGGGTGAAGTGGTAGACGTATTAGACCTGATAGATAAGGCAATGGAGAAGCCAGTGATGGGTCTTTCCTTTCCTTGGCCTACAGTCACTAAGGCTTGCTTCGGTATACGTCCTAGCACTATCCATATTGTAGGGGCAGCACCTAAGATTGGTAAGACTGACCACCAACACCAGCTAGTACACCACCTATTGTACAAAGAGCAGGTCAAGGTAGGTATGTTTGACCTAGAGAATAGCCCTGTTAAGACAGCTAAAAAGCTGGCTAGTAAGGAAGCAAAGAAAGACTTTACTAGACCAGATACAAACTATACAGATGGTGAATTGCGTAGTACATTAGAAAGCCTACAAGGTAACGTAAGGTTTTATGATCGGGGGGCAAGTAGAGATTGGCATGATATTCGTATCGCAATAGAGGAGATGCACTTACTCGATGGCATTAACATATTCGTTCTCGATCCTCTGACTGCGCTGGTGAGCCGTTATAGTAGTAGTGAAGCCAATGATAAGCTAAACGAGATTATGACTGACATGGCTGATCTGGTGAACGTGTATCCGATAACTATATTCTGTTACTCACACGTTAACCCCAAGCCAAAGGCATCTAAACCACACGAGGCAGGGGCAAGGGTTTATAGTTCTGAGTTCACAGGTAGTAGGGCCTTAGAGAAATGGTCACACTACGGACATGGTATCAGTCGTGATCGTACAGACGAGTGCCCTATCGAACGTAAGAATATGTCAGAGTTTTATATGTTGTTTGACAGGGACTTCGGACAGAGTTATACTTGTGATGTTTATTTTGATGAGCCAACAGTAACCTATTTGGAGCCGAGTTATGGCAGATTACATAATTGATATAGAGACAGATGGAATTGAGGCCACTAAGCTACACTGTATGTCAGTACAGATTGAGGATACAATAGCCAGCTATACTAGCTCACAAGCTATAAGAGTATTCCTTTTAAACTTGACTAAAGACGATAGGATTATAGGCCACAACTTCATACGGTACGATGCACCAACATTAGAACGGCTACTGGGTATTGAGATCAAGGCACAGATAGTAGATACTTTGGCACTGTCTTGGTACTTGTACCCAGAAAGGGGCCGACATGGTTTAGAAGGTTGGGGTGAGGATCTAGGTGTAGCCAAGCCAACGATTACAAACTGGACTAATCTACCTATAGAGGAATATGTTAACCGTTGTGAGGAAGATGTAAAGATTAACAAGCTGTTGTGGGACGTACAATCTGATATGTTAGACAAAGTGTACGAGGGTAAACCACAAGCACTAATCAGATACCTTATGTTTAAGATGAATTGTGCAAGACTTCAGGAATCTAGTAAGTGGAAGTTAGATGTAGCTAATACCTCAACACTGCTAGAACAATTAGAGGATAAGTACGCACACTCAGTAGAGCAGTTAGCAGGATTGATGCCATTGGTACCTAAGTATGCTAAAAGACAACGACCAACTAAGCCATACAAGAAAGACGGCACACTATCTGCCACTGGTTTACGTTGGGATAAGCTAACCAAAGACATGGGATTACCTTTTGAACATGATGAGGAGGTAAAAGAATTAGTTGATATGGTAGCACCTAACCCATCGAGTGTAAGCCAGATCAAAGATTGGTTAGATGGTTTAGGCTGGGAGCCAGAGACGTTCGACTTTAAACCAGACCAACGTAAAGTACCACAGATAAAAACAAAGTCAGGAGACTTGTGTAAGAGTGTAGTTAGACTAGGTGACATACACCCAGAAGTATTATTGTTAGATGATATGGCAGTAATCAAGCACCGTATAGGATTGTTAAAAGGGTTCTTAAAGAGTGTAGATGATAGCGGCCATGTTATAGCAGCAGTACAGGGCTTAACCAACACACTACGTTTTAAACACGCAGTCTGTGTTAACCTACCATCACTACGCAAACCATACGGTAAGGATATACGAGGACTACTGACAACAACAGGCAGTAAAGAGTTATGTGGATCGGATATGTGCAGCTTAGAGGATAGGACTAAGCAACATTATATGTGGGAATATGACCCAGAGTATGTCAAACAAATGATGAGCGATGACTTCGATCCACACTTAGACCTTGCATTATCAGCAGGGGCCTTAACACAACAACAAGTAAATGATTATAAAAACGGAGATCAACCTGATGATGTAACAAACACACGACACATTTACAAAGGTGGCAACTATGCTTGTACTTATGGTGCTGGAGTAGCCACACTATCTAAACAATTAAACATTAGTGAAAAGGAGGCAGGTAAAGTACACAAGGCATACTGGAAACGTAACTGGGCTGTTAAGCAGATAGCTAAGGACGCTACCACAAAATCTGTAGAGGGTAGACTGTGGCTATATAACCCAGTATCTAAACTCTACTACTCTTTACGGAACGAAAAGGATATATTCTCTACACTAAACCAAGGCACAGGTACATTCTGTTTCGATATGTGGGTAGGTTTTGTATTAAACAAAAGAAAACAGTTGACAGCACAGTTCCATGATGAGATAATCATAGACATTAAGGAGGGTAACAGAGAGGGTTGCACTAAACTCTTAAAAGATAGTGTAAACAAGGTGAATAATTATCTTGGGCTTAACAGAGATCTGGATTGTGACGTACAATTTGGTAAAAATTATTCAGAAATTCATTGACAACTAGACACAAGTCTGGTACAGTACACAAAAACAATCACACAAAAAAGAGAAGGTAGTATATTATGTTAAAACGTCGAGGTCAGGAACAAAACACTGGTAACCGCGCCGAGTATGAGAACTTAGAAGCAGGTGAATATGAAGGTCGCCTAGCCTATGTAGGAGACTTGGGGCTACAAGCCAGAGAGTTTAGGGGTGAGGAGAAACCACCTTGCCAGCAAATCTCACTAGGCATTGAGCTAGTAGATTCAACAGTGGTAATTGATGGTAACGAACAGCCACGACTAATGTGGACAAGACCTATCAATATCTTTCATACATTAAACGAAAAGGGCAAGGAGCTAGAATACTATAAAGTGTTTGACTCTGGTGCAAAAGAAGGTCAAGTAGCTGATTGGGATTCTGTTATTAGCGAGCCATGTAGTGTTAACGTAGTACATGGTACAAGTAAGGCTGACCCAAGTGCTAAGTATGACAACATCGGGTCAGTGACACCAATCCCTGCTAAGTACAAGGACGGTGTTTCTGCCATGAGAATTAGTGATGCTTGTGTAGGTGATGCAGATGACTTAGACAACCCAGCGACTAAGGCACTGTTTGGTTTGGCCCGTCATGTGTTTGATAAACGCATTGATGAAGGTGTGGCAACAGCACCAGCACAACCAGCTAGACCAGTACCAGCCGATAACTTTGATGATGAAGTTCCCTTCTAAGGAGGTTGGCTATGAGATTACTGATAGATGGTGATCCCATAGTGTACAGAATAGGCTTTGCCTGTCAGAAAAAGGACAAGGAGACTGGGTTGGTCAAAGCTGACCCAGTATCTTTTGCCAAGCATAGCTGCAAACTGTACATGGATAGGATCATAGAGGACACAGAGTGCGATGAGTACACAGTGTTCCTAACTGGAAGGGATAACTTCAGGTTTAAGGTTAGAGAGGATTACAAAGCAAACAGGTCTGGTACTGATAAGCCAGTACACTACCAGTTAATCAGGGACTACATTACAGAGCGTTATAGTGCAAAGGTTATAGATGGTATGGAAGCAGATGATGCACTAGCGTTATCACAAACCGAAGATACTGCCATTGCAACAATAGATAAAGACTTGTTAATGGTTCCGGGAAAGCACTATAACTATGTAAAGGAGGAGTGGCAGGAGGTTACAGAGGATGAGGGGTTTAGATTCTTCCACCACCAAATGCTAACCGGAGACAAGGTAGATAACATAATTGGTTTAAAGGGTATAGGGCCGAAGAAGGCTGACAAACTACTAGATGAAACCCCAGTGGAGGATTGGGAGGAGATGATAGTAGACCTATACAACGATCAACTAGGGTACGGTGAAGGCTTCCAAAGAGCGGTAGAGAATAGCCAACTACTATGGATGCTACAACGTGATAGACAAATGCCATTAGGATTTAACTATGGGTAACAAGTACAGGAGTGGTTTAGAACGTAGACTGGCACAACAACTAGACGAGTGTGGAGTACCTTTTGAGTATGAAACTATTAAGCTAGAGTTCAACCTAAAGAAGCGGGGGGTCTGTAGTGATTGTGGTAGCAAGTCTGTTAAGCTAACAAGGACTTACAACCCAGACTTTATATTCGGTGATGGTGCTGTTATTGTAGAGGCCAAGGGCCGCTTCACTTCACCAGACAGAACTAAGATGAAGGCTATTAAGGAAGAACACCCTGACAGAGATATACGAATGTTGTTTCAAAGGGACAACTGGGTAACTTCTAAGAAGAAGCAGAAGTATTCTGACTGGTGTAAGAAGTACGGGATACCATACGCTTTTAAAGAGTTCCCGAAGGAATGGATACGGGAGTTAAAAAACTTATGAGTGATATGAAATATTGTTACAACTGCGGGACTAAGGAACCCGAATATAAGATAGTAGGTAACTCACGAATATGTGGTACTTGTAGGTTTGCTTGCGTAATGTCTGTGACAGAGATGTTAGGTGTTGTAAGTGATCTATCAGAACGGGGTATGTTACCCGCACATTTCATAACAGAGCATACAGACGAAGAATTTGATATGCCAGACTTAGACTTCGAGGAGGATGAGCAAGATGTTTTAAGGGCAGAGTTAGATGCGTACAGTGATATTATAAATGATTTTAAACAGAGTGGAGATTATTATGAGTGAAGTATTTAGTTTGGCGGTTGTTGCTTGGGTATCTTGTGGTCTACTATGCTATACCATGCAGGTTGTAGAAGATGTAGTACGGGATAGGGAGTTCTTTAAACGTGGTATCAAGACACACTTGTTGGAGTTAGCGTTGTGTGTAGGCTTAGGTGCTTATGGTTTGGTGGACTACTCACACTATACTTGGTTACGGTATGTACAACGTAAGGAAGTAAAGAAACCAGATGAGTTTGATATTTAAAAGGGGTAGTCAATATGAAGATATGCGTAATACCGGACGCACAGGTAAAGCCAGATGTTCCTTTGCAACATCTACTCTGGGCTGGTAGGTATATTGCAGAAAAGAAGCCAGATGTGATAGTAAACATTGGTGACTTCTGGGATATGCCTAGCCTATCTTCTTACGATGTTGGTAAGAAGTCTTTTGAGGGTAGACGTTATAAGGACGATGTAGATGCAGGTAACATTGCAATGGACTTATTCCTACAACCTATTAAGTCAGAGATCAACCGTTTAAAAAGGAATAAGAAGAAACAGTGGAACCCTAGAATGATTTACACAATGGGTAATCACGAACAAAGGATTGAACGGGCTATTGAAAACGATGCTATCTTAGAGGATACTATCGGTTACAAGGATTTAAACCTAGATGATTGGGAAGTACACGATTATCTAAAGCCAGTAGTTGTAGAGGGTGTAGCATTTGCCCACTTCTTTACTACAGGTGTAATGGGTAGACCTTGTGGTAGTGCAAGAGCTATGATTAATAAGAAAATGATGTCTACGGTTATGGGCCATGTGCAAGATAGGGACATAGCCTATGCCAAACGAGCAGATGGTAAACGCTTAACAGGTTTATTTGCTGGCATCTTCTACCAACACGATGAGGATTACTTGGGGCATCAAGGTAACGGAAGCTGGAAAGGTATCTGGATGCTGAATGAAGTTAACGATGGAGGCTTTGATGAACTACCAGTTAGCTTGGAGTTCCTAAGAGAGAAATATGGGTAAGGAGTGGCATGGTGGTAAAGGGTCGGCGCAAAGGACTGCGCTAGACCAAAAGAAATTTGAGGATAACTGGGATAAGATATTCGGTAAAAAAGAAAAGGATAAAAAAGATGACAGATCTAGTGGACGCAGAGAGAAGACTAAATGATGCAACCCCCAATGAGTGGAATATGTGTGTGGGTAAAAATACTATTGTCACTGAAATTAAAGGTATGATAGAGGGTCTTGAAGATTACTGGTTCTTTCAGAAAGAATGCCTTGACGATATTTTTAGGACGAACTCTGTAACCACCCATTCACAGAAACATCTGCTGGCGGATGCTGGTTTAACTATGGTACCAGAACGCAGGTTGATTCATGGTAAGAAAACAAGACTGCTTGCAAGAGCAGGTGCCAGCATAAAACAAGGGGCTGGCAACAGGACTATGGGCTGTATGGGTAACAAAGAAAGTCCCATTGGAGAAGTTACCTACCAAGGTAGTTACTATATGACTGACACTAGTAAGGCATCACAAAAGCAAGTGGGTGGTGGTCACTATGTAGAAAAGAGCATACAACCTTGGGACTACATAGTGGCTAATAACTTAGGATACCTAGAGGGTAATGTAGTAAAGTATGTTACTAGGTATAAATCAAAGAACGGTAAGCAGGACTTAGAAAAGGCACTACACTACTTACAAAAACTATTGGAGGTACAGAAGTAAAGTGAACAAGATGATGGAGCAAATAGACCTAATCAAGAAGTGGCACCATGATCGTAACTTGATAGATGGCAGTAATGATAGGTCACAAGTAACCAAGCTCAAGGAGGAGCTTTACGAATTGGAGACTAGTGTTGTTAAGGGTGAGTCACCTATAGATGACATTGGGGATATGCTAGTAGTTTTGATTAACATTGCAGAAAGAAACGAGTTGAACTTATTGCAATGTATGGAACACGCATACGAAGAAATTAAAGACCGCGGGGGTATCATGGTAGATGGTATCTTCATAAAAGAACAAGACATTCAGGAGTAATAAGAATATGTACGAACCATCAGCAAGAGCGCAGATCATTACACGGAGAACCTACAACCGCCCACTTAACGATGAGGGCACTAAGTTTGAGACTTGGGAACAGACAGTAGATCGTGTTATAGAACACCAGTCGTGGTTGTGGGATAGAGCAGACGAAGTAGGTCTGTTTAAACCAGAGCAAAAGCAAGCCCGTAACGCAGAGTTAGATGAACTACGACAGTTGATGTACGAACGTAAGGTATCTATGAGTGGCCGTACACTATGGCTAGGTGGTACAACAGTAGCACAGACACGCGAAGCCTCACAGTTTAACTGTAGCTTCCTGAAGGTAGAGACAACCTACGATGTAGTGGACACTCTATGGTTGTTACTACAAGGCTGTGGTGTAGGCTTTACTCCAGTTGTAGGGACGCTCAACGGCTTTTCTAGCCCTATCCCTACTGTTAGTATCATTAACTCTGAACGTACAGAGAAGGGCGGCTTAGAGTACAATGAAGAAGATATTATTGATGGTGTATGGACTATTAAGATTGGTGACAGTGCAGAAGCATGGGCCAAGTCTATTGGTAAACTACTAGCAGGTAAGGAAAAGGTAGACGAATTAGTACTAGACTTTAGTGAGTTACGTCCAGCAGGTGAGAGGTTAAAAGGTTATGGGTGGATTAGTTCGGGTGATACAGCAATCTCTAAGGCTTATGTGGCTATTGCCGAGATTCTTAATAGACGCGCTGGGCAGATGCTTAGTCGCATTGACATTCTTGATATTGTTAATTGGCTTGGTACTATTCTGTCTAGTCGTCGGTCTGCCCAAATCGCTCTATTTCACGTGGACGAACCGGAATGGCAAGAGTTCGCAGTAGCTAAGAAAGATTGGTGGGTAAACAATATCCAACGGGCACAGAGTAATAACTCACTAGCCTTTATGGAGAAGCCTAGCAAGGATCAACTACAACATATCTTTGACTTAATGGAAGATGCAG